CTCAAACCGGCGCTTGGTCAGAGAGCCTTTGGTGAGCGTGGGACGCTCCAAGGTCGGCGCGTTGAAGGTGTCACGAGACAGGCCACGGGCCATGTTCTCCGCCTCCTTCGCCTTTAACTTGTACGTTCGTGCGAGCTCCATGAAGTCGTCTTTGGCCGTGCCTTTGAGGGCCTTGGGCGACGCGCCCTTGCTCGTGGTCAACGACTCGACCTCCATCGCCATGCCCTTGCCAAAGCCCTCACTGCTCTTGGGCCGTAGCTCCTGGCCCCGCACGCGCTTGACCTGGATCTTGGACGGCGACTCACTGTACGTCGTCTCATCCACCGGCAACGCGTTCAACATGTTCCGCGACTCGCTGTAGTACGCCGGGTCGTCTCCGTACAAGTTGTACTCGTTCACGCGCTGCAAGAGCTCGTTCGTGTCCACGTCCCCGCCTCGGGCAAACACCGGGATGGCCATTGGCGCACGGATGATGTTCCCCAGGCGGTCCGTCGTGTAACCCATGTTAGGCAGGCCGCCGGCCGGCTTCGGCGCGAGGGACGGGTTCTGCTGCAAAAGGTCCACGGCCGTCGGGCCCTGGTACGTGAGCACCGGGTTGTACCGAATCGTCCCCGGCAAATACCCCGCGCTCGGCGGCGTCGGTGCCGGACGGGGCGTTGGCACAGGGGTAAAGGGCGACGGAACAGGGCTCACCGGGGGAGGGGTGGGCGCTGGAGGGGGTGCCGGTGTTGGCGCAGGGGCGGGCGCGGGCGCGGGAGCCGGCGGCGTCGGAGCAGGGGGCCCCATGACTGGACCAGGCAACACGCCTCCGGGAGGCGGGGATACAGGCCTCGGGTTGTTGATATCCCGGAAGGGGTCGTTGGGATTGAACACCGGCATACCCCCAGGAGGGGGGAGGGGTGGGCCTACCCTTGTGTCGATTCCAGGAGGAGGCTGAGTAACCGGGCTACTCTTTGGCGGGATAGTCGTGTAATTGGTTACTCCCGCATCTCGCGCAGCTCTGGGACTGCTGTACATCTTTCCATCCGGTCCATACACCACGACCTGCATTTCTGCTTCCAGATCGTACTTCGGCGTGGGGGGCCGGGCAGCAGCTTGGGCCTCGTCATACCTCTTTCCCCTGGCCACCGTATCCTGGATCATCGTCTCGTACGCACTGCGCTGCTGCGGGAGCGCGGCCAGCCGTCCCTCAACATTGCGAATGTTTTCCGAGACCCACGAGGCATCTTTGTACGCTGGGTCTGCGGCAAGCTTCTTATACTGCTGAAGCTCCCTGTTCAAGTCCGCCTCTGCGGTCGAACTGGGTCCCTGCGGGAGACGCGCGTCAAATGTCTTCATGCTCCTCTGAGAAGGAGCCGGCGTTGAACTCGCCACCCGGCTAAAACGAGACAGCCCGCCCAATGACGAACCCCGCGAACGGGCAGGAGCAGGAGCAGGCTCGGGGGCAGGCTGAGGTGGGGGTGGGGGTGGGGGTGGGGGCGGCTGCGCTGCAATCGCCCTAAAGTCAGAGGCCATGTTCCCCAACGCATACTCCGGCAACCCAGTCCTCGGATTCACCGTCCCCGACCCACCCATGCTCTTCAACATGGCCCGCGCCTCAGGGCCCACGTACGCCAACTTCGTGTCCCCCTTGCGCCCGGCCTTCGCCACACGCTTCAACATGTCCTTGGCCTTCACCTCACCTCCCTCTGCCATAAAGGCATTGGACACGGACAACGCGCCCAAGTTATACCTGCCCGGATCACTGACCACGTCAATTGCCAGCCCGCGCTGCCCCGCCGCTTCCTGCGCGCGCTGCGCCGCCGCCTTCTGGAACGCCACCACCGCCTGCGGGTCAAAACTCACCTCAGGCTTGGCAATCGTGAACGGCGAAAGCGTGGGCTCGGATGGCCCCGCATAGTCCGTGGTCCGAGGACCTTCGTTCCAGGTGTTGATCGCCTTCTCATACTCCCCGTACGCTTTCTCGTACGGCGCATACACATCCTTGTTGTACGCCTCCACCGCCCGGTCGTACTCCGCCAGCTTGTCAAGATCCACCTGCCGCGCCTGCAAATACTCCCGGTCCGCTTTAGACAAAAAAGCCTGCTGGCTCGGGTTTGCAATCCCCCCAAACGCAAACCGCTGAACAGGCATCTCACCGTTCAGGTCGTCCGGCACCGATACATTCTCAGCGCCTTGGAAGGGCAAATAATTTGACATGGCTCACGGCTCCTGGCTCGCGCCATTGTAGTCGTCAATAGTACTCCGGAACAAGGTCGCGGTGCGCAGGCTCACCCCAGTCGTCCGTCTTCAAACTCACAAAGTTCCCCTGCCGGAACCGCATGAGCGCCATCGTCGTCACGTCCACCATGTCGTCGTTGTCCCCGTTCGGGAACGCCGCACACTCCTCCACCAACTCCTCCGCCCAATCCGTGTCCGGGGCCCACACAATCCCAGACTCCAAAATCGGAGCCACAGAGTTGGCCCGCGCCACCTTGTCCGTTCCCGACCTCCGCCCACCCGGCGAATACATCGTCACCGGAATATTCATCCGCCGCAGCTCCTGCTGCAACGGCGTCCCCGTCGCTTTTGCCTCAATCAAAAGGTTGTCCGGCTGCCAGTGGTCATACTGCTCTTTTGCGACCCGCTTCAATTCCGGAAAGTCCCACCGACCACGCTTCACGTCCAACAAGACAATATTCGCCCCCGAGTCCTCATCCAAATAAAACACGCCCCAAGTCGTGATGACAGAGAAGTCCGCCGTCTCCTTCTTCGAGTACGCCGTGTCCATCGTCTGGATGATGTAGTTCACGATCGGCGGCTCATCGTGCGGCCACACCTTCCACCACTCCCTCTTCAGAATCGCGCCCTCATCGTTCGTCGGCTGCTGCTGATACATCGCGTTCCACTTCTGCACCGACAACGACGCCTTGACAGCATTCAACTCCTCCAACTTCCAAAACTCCGGCCACAACGGCCGACCACTGGGCAAAATCGCCGGGAACTCAATCACCTCCCACCGATCCGCGTTGTGACTGGACTGCGCCTTCAATAACCGCGCCGTCAGATCCTTCGTCCCCCAACGCGTCATCACAATCACGATCGCCCCGCCCGGCTGCAAACGGGTGCGGGGGCCCGAGCTATACCACTCCCACGCGTTGTCCAAAGCAAGATCTGACAAAGCATCCTGCTCCGAATGCGGGTCGTCAATAATCAAAACGTCCGCACCCCGCCCGGTCATCGCCCCGCCCACGCCCACAGCAAAATACTCCCCGCCACGGTTCGTGTCCCACCGGCCAGCAGCCTTGCTGTCCTGCTTCAAACTCACATCCGGAAACACCTCCTTGTATATGTCCGTGTCCATCAGGTCCCGGACCTTCCGGCCAAAACGGACAGCAAGCTCGCTGTTGTGGGTCGCTTCAATGGCCTTGGTTCGCGGCTCACGGCCCATGAGAAACGCAGGCAAGAGATAAGACGCGAACTCAGACTTCGTGTGCCGGGGCGGCATGTTGATGATCAGCCGCTTCAGGCTTCCCTTTGCAATCCTGTCGAAAGCTGACGCCATCTTCGAGTGGTGAGGACCAAGGACCGCGGCCGGCCAGACGTATTTCACGAAGTCCAGGAAGTTGTTCCTGGCGCGGTCTTGTGCTTCAAGCTGCGAGAGCCTGAGCTCCAAACGAAGACGTTCCGCTTCTAACTCTTCAGGGATCAGATTTGACATAACGCGGCTCTCTTAAGACTTTACTTTAAGTTTGGATCCACGTGAAACCATGATCCACGGGAGTGCAGCAATCATAAATCAAGGGGGTGGGTTTTCGGAACACAGCAGGCAGGACCAAAGCTGGCCGGAAAAGGGGACCCAATTCTGTTCCGAGCAGCATTTAGCGTGTGAAATCGGGCCAAGGCCTGCGCAGCTCGCGACCCGGCCTGTTTTTTGGCCCCTGGTCCGTGGCCCTCGGTTTTTGCCGGGCGAAAAGGGGTCCCGGTCCGCGCAGCTCGGCGGAGCTCGGACCAGCTCGGCGGAGCTCGGACCAGCTCGGCGGAGCTCGGACCAGCTCGGCGGAGCTCGGACCAGCTCGGCGGAGCTCGGACCGAGCACCTAGAGCACGCGCCAGGGGCCGCGATACACGGGCCACGGATCAGGGCTCGAGCGGGCCGGCCCTCGGGCCTGGAATAACCAACTAGGTCAAAAGGCGGGCGCCCTGGGGGAGCTCGGCCGCGTCGATCTTTTGCGATACCGGGGCGAAAAAAAACCCGCCGAAAGGGCGGGTTTGAGAGGGAAAAAGGGCTCGCGAAACTAGGGGAAAAGCGCGCCTAATCCGTGCAAAATCGCGAGGGCCAGGGCAAGGCCCGCCAGGGCCCCGCCGATGGTGTTGGCGTCCGGTTTCATGCCGCGACAAGCTCGAGCAGACCCCCGGCTTGGGTCTCGAATTCGACGCGATCGGCCGTCCAGGGGATTGAGCGAGCGTAGGCCGTCGCGCCGGTTACAGCGTCCCAGAGTGTCTCGATCGGCCGCCCTTCGTCCAGCACGTGCGCGTGCTCGATTCGCTGGGCAATGCGCGGGCCGAATCGTTTTGCCAGCCAGTCCTGCGAGCGATCAAGCTTCGTCGCCTGGGCAGTTCGAAGCACGGTCTCGACGTTATCCGCGCTCGAGTTCGCATAAGCGATCAAGGCCGGCGCGGCCTGTTCGAGGAAGCGATCAGGCGCGCTCGCAGTGTGGCGAATCACAATCTCATCGAGCTCATGAGCCCCCCACACAATTCGGTTTTCGCAAGCGTAATCGAAGAGGAAAGCTTTCAATCGGAAAGTGCCCGCGCCGGTTTCAGAATTCGACGCGAAAAACCCGCGAGCGAGTGTTCCCGTTTTTCCGTCGCGGCGATTCGGGAGCTCGAGCCGGTTTATTTCGTCGGCCAGGAAAACGAACATATCGCGATCGCCCGCATAGAGTGTCGTGTTATCGGCCGTGACACTATCCAGGGCCTTGCCCCGAATCCCAGGGACGCGCCAATCGCCGCTCACGCCGTCGCCGAATCGATCGATCAGGGCTCGCACTATGTCCGAGTCCCAGATTCGCCCGTATTTCGGGCCCGTCGCCGCCCGCAATACGGGCTCGCCGGTCGAATCGCGGGACAGTAGAACGCCGATATCTTCAACGTCGCGAGTCTGCAATCCGTAATCAATGCAATCGGCCGCGAGCGGCGCGGGTAACTCGCGAAGATAACCGGCCGGCGCGCCGGCGAGATTAGACAATTGCCCGAATGCCCAGTGAGTCGGGGCAATCGGATTGCCTTTCGGGCCGACAATCGCAACGCCTGCGTTATCCTGAGTCGCGACGGCGCGGAGCGAGCGCGACGAAAGGACGGCCGCGCGACTGATCGCCCTGCGAGCTTCCATAGCGGCGAGCATAGCGGGGAGGGATGTAAAGCGCTCCTCGGCCGGACGGGTTGCCCATTGTTTATGTGCTTGCATAAGTGTCGACATTTTGCATTCTCCAATCTAGGTTTACGCGGGCCGGATTGGCCCGCAACGAAATACTACTTTGAAAAAAGTAAGACCGTCAAGCGGCCCGGCCGATATCCCCGACGACATGATGCCGCAGCATGCTACCGGCGGGGAGCGAGCGCGCGAACCGAACCAGCGCGGCCGAGTCATCGGCGGCCCCGCCGGCCCGCGTGGACTCCCATTGCAATCGAACCGGCCCGAGCTCCCCGTAACACCCGCCGGCCTTGTCCTGGCCAACAAGGGCCCGGCGCGAACCGTGCGCAACGAAGACAATCACATAGTCGCGATCGGGCCGGGCACACAAGGGGCGGCCTTTCCCACAATTCTCGCAATTGACACGATCGCTGGTTTCGGCCGGGCAACGAAGAAAGCGGACCCCGTCAATCCTGGCAGGCCAGCGCTCGGCCGAGTCGGCCGGAGCGGCCAGGGTAGCAGGGCGGCCCGATCGAACGGCCGCCAGGGCCTGGGCGGGCGAGTCGCACGAAACATTGATGACGGTCTCCCCTTCGGCCGGCACGGGTAAAAGCTCGGCCGGAAAGTGCGAATAAGTCCAGGCAATGCCGCCGGGCGGCACGGCCTTACGCAAGGCCTGAAGGTAACGCTTGTCGATAAGGTTGGCCGCGTGCTCCCCGTGCGGATTGAGTGCGCACGAGCCCGGGCAAGTCGCGAAAGCGTGATGACTGCCTGCGCGGTATGTGACTGCGATCGGCCCGGTTTTCCCGTTGCCTGATTTTGTGACGGTCTTAAGCATTCTCGGCCCCCTCACGCTGGGCGAGCTCGAGCGTATCGATAGCGTGCGCAATCTGCATATCGAGCACCGCGTGCGCAATCTCCCAAAGGGAGACAAGCCCGGCCCCCTCATACGAGGGTTTCTTGATTTCGGCCGATGCGGCCAGTAAAAGACCGTGCGCGGCATTATCGCGACTGGCCCCTGCAACAAGTTCGCGCACGGCCGCAATACGGGCCGGTTCAGTCGAGCGATCGTTGAAAATCGCGACTGCTATCTGGTGCGAGTCCATCGTGTTTTCCTTTCTCACTTTCTCTCGGCGGCCACGGGATGCGGCCGCACAATCGGAAGCATACTTGGCTATTTTGAAAAAAGCAAAGCCCGGCACGCGGCCGGGCTCGAGCGGGGCCAGGGCGGCCGAGTCAGTCCGGCACCCTCACCCATTGCAGGCCGTATACGCTCGGAAAGTACTCCCCGCCGCCGTGCGTAAACACGCGTCCAGTCGAACCAGAATGATGGGGCGGCCGCGCGTCAACTATCGTTGCAAGCCCTCCGCGAAAGCTCACGGCCTCGAGCGGAAGCTCGACGGGTTGCCCTTTTTCGGTTTGAAGTTCCCATTGCATGGCAAAGCCTCCTTTCAAAATGAAAGCTTGACGGTGTTCTCGCTGAAAAACTCGGATATCGCGCTCCCGAGGTCGATATTCTCGGCGATCGTCTCCAGGTCGAATTCCTCCGCGAGCTCGGACATATCGACAGCACTGACTATCTCGCTGTAGTCCAGGACTTCGGACCAGTCCACGCATTCGAGCAGATCAGGTAATGAAATATTGCCTGCGATCGTGCGGAGCTGCGAGTCAGTCAGGAAGCCCGCGAGCTCTTGAACCGAAGCCCCCTCGATCGCCTGCCCTTCGGGCCTGTCCCGCAGCATCCGGATTTCACCCAGGGCCCCGTCCAGCAGGCGGCCTTGCGACTCGAGGGCCTGCTCGAGCTGGGCAATGCGCAAGCGAAACGGTTCATTTAGTTGCGAAACGTAGTCGCAAAGTGCCTTCGAGAAAATCAAATTCAAGTCCATGGTGCACCTTTCTCTCTTTCTGGTTGAAGCCCTTCAACTGAGGGCCAGACTCAATTGCAGCACGAAATCAAAACCAGTGTCAAGCGCTACCTTCTTCGGTTGCCTGTCATCGCCTGGATGATACCGTGCCATATAAGGAACAAAGCCAGCTTTCCTATCTCCCGCCATGTCCGATGCTGGGCAGCACGGCGGGCCTCTTCGTCAATCTCTTTTCTTCTCTTCTGGTTCTCAATCGCGTCTCGGATATGTGGTGGCCAACGAATAGGCCGTTTCATGTAAACCCATCACGCATCTTCTCTCCTTTCTAGTTCTGAGCATTATCGCTCGGACCAGAACTCTACTCATCGATCGACTGGCCTGTCAACAGCACCTGCTTGACCATTTGCCACTGGACCCCCAGCCACGGCCAACGGGCCAGCGGCTCCGCCTTCACGCCTAGCTTGTGCACGTCCATCACCTGATCCCCGCTATAAACCAGCAGCTCACCCGCCGCAGTCTTACCCGCCGGCGAATACTGGACCACAATAAATGTCGGACAGTGCATGTCCGCATGCTTCAGATGAAAGGCGACCTGGTGCGGCGACAGATTCACCTTGAACCCTCGCTTGACAACCTTGAGCTCGACCATCACAAACTCACCCGAACGCTTGAACGCGACCAGGCAATCAGGGATTCCGAGCCCGACCCTACTTTCGATTCGGGTTAAATGGCAGTCGGACGCTGAGAGGTTGTCTCTCAGCCGCCGATACAGGGCGCTTTCTGGCTTCGCTGGCATCTTCCCCTTCTCCTTCGCTTTCAGGCGCTCCTGGAGCCTCCTGGGGGCCTTCGGTGGCATCTTCAGCCGGATCAGCATCCGGCAGCTCTCGGACATCGACGCTTTCCCGTACCTGATCGGGCGTGATGTCGATGATCGGGCCGCCGTTGCCGCCGCCGTAAAGCTTCTTGATCTCCTCAAGCTTCCGCATGACCTCCTCCTTGCTCATGGAGTCGATCGTGCCGTGCCTGATCTCCTTGCGGTCGATGTAGATCGTTCCAAGGGCCTGGCCGCGCCTGTACTCAGCCTGGACGGCCGCACCGTACGCTCCCGCAGCCAGGGCCTGATCCCTGATCACCTGCAAGTCACGCATGTGCCGCTCATACGTCGTCGCATACTTCTCGCCCAATTCTCGCCGCCGCTCTTGGATCGCAGCCACGATGTGCGGGCTCTTGTCCGGGTCGGTCAGCTCTCTTGCCCTGGTCCTTGCCCAAGTCTCGCTGTACCCTGCTCGCAAAGCCGCTTCCTTCAGGGTAACGTGGCCCTCTCCAGCAACAAACTCCTCGACAAACTTCCATTCCTGTGGGCTCAGTACCTTTGGTTTGACAACGGTGACAGGCCGGTTGATGCGCTCTTCAACACGATCATCCCGGCGACCTAACGACTTACCGGAGAGGAACTTCTTATCCTTTGACGACATCACCGGCCTCCCTACTCAGCAATCAGCTAACACGCCAGAAGCGCCAGCCATTACCCACCCGCCGACAGGCAAACCTATGGCCACTACGTTTACCGTAGGAGTACGCGGCCGCACGTGCGTTCTTCAGCCTGTCCTCTTCGGACACAACAAAACTGTCACCGACCTCCATGAACCGGAACGGATAAACAGACCCAGAC